GAAAGGCAAAGGCGATGCGGCGCGCCCAGGACTCGGTCAGCGGTTCTTCGATGACGCCGGTGCGTTCGTAGGCATGAATGAAACGGTGAATATTTTGTCGTCCATTCGTGAGAATCCCCGCATGCTTCGCGATCGCCTCCTGGCGCATGCGAAACAGCACCACGTCGCCGGTGCGGGCCTCGGCCACGTCGATCTCGATCATCGCCGCCCGCGCGGCCTCGGCCAGCACCTCGACCGGCCCGGTCTCGCCCCAGTCGCGGGAATAGGGCGGCACGGGCATCGGCTCCGGGCCGACGACCTCGCGCCACACGCCCCGGATCAGCCCGAGGCAGTCGCAGCCGACGCCCTTGACCGACGCCTGGTCGTGGTAGGGCGTGCCGATCCAGCCGCGCGCCGCCCGGACGATCCGGGCGGGCATGATACGAGCGGCACCGGAACTCACAGCACCACACCTGCGTTGTCCTCGCCCTTCGCGGCGTAGCGGATCACGGTATCCTGCCCCGGAATATGTGGGAAGCCCCGAAAGTTCGCGGCGTTCGCAAACTTCGCCTTGCAGGTCTCGAAGGTCTTGTCGCAACCGGCGGTGATGTCGAACGTATCTCCCACAGCAATGGCCAGCACCGGGGCTTCCAGCAGGGTGATGGTCACGTCCGTCGATCCCACCGCGTGGGTCATGATCTCGGCTTTGCGCCCCGCATTGGCGCCGCTGGTCCAGGTGAGCATGCCCAGCGCGAACCAGCCGTCGCCGAAGCCCGAGAGCCCCGAGGTGGTGAAGGCCCGGTCGCTGTCGACCGTCACGACCGTTCCGCTACCCTTGTAGGCGGGATCATTCAGATTCACCCCGCAGCGCGCATCGCCCAGCGCCGCGTCGCAGCTCGCCTGAAAAGTCCGCCCGACGGTCTGGTTCAGCACATGCGAAAGCGAGCGCATCTCGGCCACGAACTGCACCCGGCCCCTCCGCACCTGGCCGATGGCGCCCCGGCGCATCAACACGCGCTGCGAAGTGTCCTTCCAGTTCACCCGCCAGATCTCGACCGCCGCATTGTCCCAGCGCCCGTCGAGAATGTCGGTCTCGGTGATGGTGGATGAGGTCAGCACGCCCTCGGCGTCCTGCGCATCGACCGAAAGATCGGAACCGGTCCTGATCTCGGATGCGGTGAAGCCGCTTTCGGGTTGATAGGTGGTGCTGTCAAACGTCAGCGGCTGATCGTGATCGGTAAAGCCGAACACCTGCCCGTCTGAACGGGTCAATCGCCAGCACCAGGACAGAGTCGTAGTGCCGCCGTCGAGATGGGCCTGCATGCCGGTGGGGAGCGTCTTCATCGTTTGACCTCGATCAGCGGAATGGAGGTGATGGAGCCGAGGCGTTCGATATCCAGCGTCACGTCCAGCGTGTCGGTATCGAACCGCACCGGCACGTCGAACTCGAAGCCTGCGGTGATCGCCGCACCCGATGCCGGGGCCGTGGTGAAGGTGATCAACCCTGTGGTGGTGTCCACCGACCAGCCGGAGGATTGAACGGTCCCGCCGATGGCCACCTTGACGGTGCCAGCGACCGGCTTGGTGATGGTGCGAGTCCAGCTCTGGCTGCCGGAGGTGTAGGTTTTCGTGAGCTGGAACGCGGTTTTCGTGCCGTCGCCGGTCCCGATGTTTTGATCGGTCGCCGCCGGCGTCTGCGACGGCAGGCAGGACTTGTAATCAGCCCAGTCCTTCCAGCGAAACCCGTAGAGCCGACCGTTGCGTGCCTCGAAAAATGCCACCACCGCCGCCAGATCATCCGCACGCCGGATGCCATAGGCGGCATCGTAGCGCCGGCGCGAGTTTGCCCAGCTGGCGTTGCGTTCCTCGTCGCCCGAGGCCAGCTCGACGATCTGCGTGCGCCGCTCGGGCCCACCCCGCGCGCCACGGCTGATGTCGTCCGGGAACCTGACCTCGTGAAAAGCCATCGCCTACATCCCCCTCCGGCCCAGCGCGACGGCGCGGGCAATGTCAGCCGCGACCTGGGCGCGCGATTGCCGGAAGCTCTCGGCGTCACGGGTCTGGATATTGATGGTGATGTTTTGTGCAGCGCCCACACCAGCGGCCACCTCGCGTCTACTCAACACCCGCTCGCCCCTTTGCAGGATCGCCGGCACCTCGCCCGGCCTGAGCCCAGCCCAACCGCCTGAGTGCATCCGTGGCGCACCGGCAAAGGCCATTGCCGGCACCATACGCGTTGGAGCAGCAGCACCCACCATGCCGCCTGTATGCATCACCGGCGCAAACACGCCGCCGAGATTGTCTAGCGCGCCGGACAGCGCGTTTGCCAGCGGACTGAGGATGAACCGGCGGGCGGACAGTTTCGCCATGTCAGCCAGGATCGAGGTCACAAGCGAACGAAAATCCAGCTTGCCGGTGCGCACGAATTCACCGATCGCCTGCTCGGCGCTGGAAAATGCCCCTGCAAGGCTGTCGCCCAGCCCCTTGCCAAGCTCCATCGCCGTGGTCGCGTAGTCCTTCAGGGACACGGCCGCCGTCTCCCAGGCGGACTTCGCCACCTCTGCGGCCTTCGCGGCAGCGCTACCGGCCTGCGTCACCTGTGTGGCCAGCTGACCGGCGGCATCGCTGGTGCGATCCAGCGCTTCCGTTCCATCATCCCCCGCGCCCTTCGTCGCGTTGCGCAGGGCGGTCATGGATGCTAGGGGCCGGGTGATATTGCCGGCCAGGATATCCGCCTGATCGCCCAGATTGCCGGCATAGAACCGATACTCGTCCGCCGTCTTGCGAAGCTGATCCACGGCCTGGCCGGCGAAGGCGGCATCGAGCCCGATATCCATCGCCAGCCCGTCCATGCCGGGGATCTTGAACAGCGCGCCGGAAATGGTCTTGAGAAACCGCGCCCATTTGTCCTGCATCGCCGCAAGCGCATCGAACCAGGTGGCTTTCAGGCGATTGGCGACCGCGCGCATGCGCAAGACGACGCTCCAGGCGCCATCGCCGATGCGCTCCCAGACCTCGGCTGCCACATCCTTGAGCAGCCCGAGCGCATTGCCAAAGCCGCCCGCACCCTTCACCAGCCGGCCGAACCAGTAGATCAGTTCCCCGGCCCCGACAATCAGCGCGCCGATGCCGGTGCGGATAATGACGGCGCGCAGCACCTTCATCGACAGCGCCAGCTTGCCCACGCCCAGGGCCGCGGCAGTCAGCGAGGCGACAAGGCGGATGCCAAGAACACCAGCGAACGTCGCTGCGATGGTGGCAATCTCGCCGATATGGTTGAACAGCCCCTTGATGGCGCGCCCGAGCGGGCCGGTGGTCTTGCCGATGACGGCAAAGGCATCGACCATGGCCTCGAGCGCCGGGGCGGCGGCCACAGCCAGCTGGTTGGCGATGCCGCGCCACAGCAGCCCCATGCGGCTCAGTGCGTCGTTGGCGCGCTGGATCTGGGCGGCATCCTGTTCCGACACCGCCACCCCGAAATCCTGCACGTCCTTCGTGGCCTGTCGCAACGTCGTGCTGTCGATGCGCGAGAAGATTAACCCCGCGCGGGCACCGAAGATCTGCGAAGCGACAGCGGCACGCTGGGCGGCGGGGATGTATTTCTGGATGGCGTCTTGTATTGCGGTCAGCTTCTCGTCGATCGGCAGCTTCTCGTCGATCGGCAGCTTCGCAAGATCAGAGGCCGACAGGTGCAGCTGCTGCAGCGCTTTCACCGCAGGCCCGGTTCCCTGCGCCGCCTGGCTGAGACTCTTGGTCATCATGATCGTGGCCTGCTCGACCTCGCCCTGCGAGACGCCCGCCAGATCGGCGGCGCGGGCCAGCACCTGCAGGCTCTCTGTGGTGGTGCCGAGGCTGGCGGCGAGCTTGGCCTGTTCGTCGATCACCTGCAGACCGGAGCGAACCATCGTCACCCCGGCGCTGACCGCTGCAGCCGCCATGATCCCGGCCGCGATCTTCGCACGCCGGGCGAACTTCGCGAGCTTCGCATTGGCGATCTCCATCTCACGCGAAGCCTTGCCGAAGCCGCGCCTGCCAGCGTCACCGATGCCCTCCAGCTCGGCTCGCACCTGCTTGCCGCCGACCGCAGCAAGGCGGACGCTGACTCTTTTTTCAGCCATGTTCCTGTTCCAATCGTTCGTTGAGTTTGGCGGCCATCACTGCTTCGATCGCGGGCAGGAGCTCGGCCACCGCCACGCCCGGCACGCCCAGCGCAGACGCCAATGTCAGTGCGGCCGCCACATCCCAGCCAAGGATTGCACCAGAGGGCGCCACCCGGATCTGGCCGCCAATGCGCCCCACCAGATCCCAGACTTGGCAACCCTCGAGCGTCTGCGGCGCATTCAGTTGTTGCGGGCAGTCTTCGCAGACGCCTTGGCAGGCGTCGCAGTAGTCTCCGCCCCCGCCGAAGACCCATTCGGCAAGGGCGATGAGGCGTTTTTTTCCTGCTCCAGCAGCAGGCCCTTGGCCACATAGCCGGTCTGGAAGGCCTCGAAGAGCGGCCAGAGGTCAAGGAGCGCATCGATGGCTTCGGGGCTCGGTTCAATAGGCTGGCTGTTGGCATCGCCAACGCCCTCCCAGTCAAGCACCGCAACCCTGGCCAGCGCCTTGGCAAAGGCCAGCGCGCTTTCCTCGTCACCGGCGTCTTCGCCCAGCACCTGCACCGCCGGGTCGTTGCGGGCCGCCACCATCAGGGCCGTGGTCAGGGGACGCAATTGCACCCGCACACCATGGCCGAGATCCAGCCACGCGGGTTCATTGGAAAGATCGAGTTTCAGCATGGTCAATAACTGCTCACCTGGTTCTTGAGGACGATTGTGCACATCTGCCCGGCCACGGAATCGTATGCCGCCTGCCAGTCGAAACTGGCCTGGATGCCCTGCGGGCCCTGGATTTCCACCCGGGGACGCGGCAGGTAAACGGCGTGTGCCGTGATCGTCAGGCTCACATTGGCGGAAATGACCCACGAGAACTCGAGGCTGGCAGAGCTTCCATTCAGTGCCTGATCCATCAGCGTGGTATCGGCGAAACGCACGTCGATCCGCCCCGTCAGCGCGGCAATGGAAGGATCGGCCCCATCGATACGCCCGTCCGAGCGGATGGTCTCGATGCGCTCGACGTTGTTGGAATACGTGATATCCGCCGAGACGATGTTGCCCAGTGCGGTACCGTTCCTCTTGATCGCGCCGTTGAAATGCCCGAAGCGTTGCAGGGCATATCCGGTGGGTGTGCCCGCCGCTGTGGCAGTGGCGACGTTCTCGCCTTGGGCGATCAGCTTGACGTCGGCGGTCAGCAGGCCGGAGCGCTGCATCTGCAGGCTCAACTGATCCAGCACGCAGCCCGTGTACATGGCGAAACGCGGGATCTCCGGCATCGCCACCTCGATCGCCATGCTCGGCAAGTTCCAGGACCCTGACTTGAAGGTATGCGTCCTGTTGGTGGTGCCGGTCGTCGTCGGACTGCCGAACGCTGCCTTCAGCCAGAAGCCGAAGGCCTCGGCATCGAGCGGCACCTTGATGTCGCCATCCACGGTCACTGCGTCCTTCAGAGGCGCCAGTGGGTCGCGGCCATATCCCAGCAGTTCCGAGGCCAGCAGCGGCTGCTCGACCCCCAGCGAGGCACTGGCAAAGGGCATCTGCATGAAGCCGCTGGTGGGCGCGGTTCCATAGGTTGTCTCGAACGCGGCCGCCAGCTGCGACCGCGCGCCTTGGGCGCGGGGCATGGGTTGGTCCTTTCGGTTATAGAGGGATCAGGCCAAGGGATCGGCCGCGGAATAGTGCAGTACCACCGGGATCACGGCCGCTTTCAGCGCCTGCCCGCCCTCGACGGGCAGATCGACCGGGCGCGGCGCTTCAGCCTCGACCCAGTTACAAAGACCGCCCAGCGTGCGGTCGGCGGCGAGCGCGGTACCGATGCTGGCGGTCAGCGTGTCGAAGGCGGCATCACGGTCGGCACCTTGAACCACCGCCTCGATCTCGGCGCGGTGCTGGTAGTGATAGGCGAGCGGCGACAGCGTCACCTCCGGCTCACCGGGGTCGCCATCGCGCAGGATGACAAAGCCCCCAGCCGGCACCCGCTCGGGCAGCACCTCGCCGCGCAGGACGGTGGCGGTCACGGTTTGCAGGGCCGCCAGCAGCGCCTGCAGGATGGTTTCACGGGTTGACGGCATGATTTCCGCACTGGACCTTTCATTCGGCAGATGATCATGTTAGGTATTACCTATAGATACCAGAGGGGATTCTTCAAATGGGAGCCATCCGACCGATTGCCGTGAAACTCGACCAGGACCTGCGCGACCGCCTGCAGCATCTGGCCGAAGCGCGCGACCGTTCCACCCACTGGTTGCTGCGCAAGGCGATCGAGCAGTTCGTCGAGCAAGAGGAAAAGCGCGAGGCGCTGCGCCAGGATGCTCTCAGGGCCTGGGCCGAATACCAGGAGACCGGTCTTCACGTCACCCATAACGAGGCCGATGCGTGGCTGGCACGGCTGGAAGCGGGCGAAGCGGCAAAGGCCCCTGAATGCCACGAGTGATCTGGACGCCTGCCGCGCTTGGCGACGTCGAACGGCTGCACGATTTCCTGAAGGACAGGAACCCGCAGGCCGCGCGCCGGGCAGTGCGCGCGATCCGCGAGGGGCTGAATCTGCTGGCCGACCAGCCGCAGGTCGGACGCCCCGTCGAGAACATGGAGCCGGAATTCCGTGAATGGCTGATCAGTTTCGGCGACAGCGGCTATGTCGCGCTCTACCATTTCGACGGCGAGGATGCCGTCATCCTTGCCGTTCGCCATCAGCGCGAGGCCGGGTATTGAGTGCGGCTCCCTGACTGCCCCACGAAGCCCCCGTAAAGCTGTTGTCAGCTTTCGCCTTCGGGCCCTCGTCCCGCCAGATCCATGATGCGCGCCGGCAGATCGCGCCGTCCGTGCAGGAAATCCACGACGATGACCTGCTCGGGCTCATCCACGAACACGATCAGGTGTTCCCCGCAACGCGTGAACCGCAGATCATCCGGCAGTCGCGGATCGATGGTTTTCCGACAGCTTTGCCAAGGCGCCTCGCCCGTTGCGATTGCGGCGCAGCGGTCGATCAGATCGGCCTCATAGGCCTCGGCCTGTCGCGGGCCGAACGTCTCCAGCGTCCAGAGCGCGATGTCGACGAGCGAAACCTCGGCCTGCCGTGTCAGGCGCCAGGGCTTGCCGCTCATCGGCGGGATCGGGCTGCGCGAAAGGCACGCCGGACCGCTTCATCACCGGTGCCCTCGGCGAGGTCGCCGCGCCGGGCTTGTGCGAGGCCGGTTTCCAGGCGCGCGCGCAATGCGTCGAGTTGCGCCTCTTCGTTTTCCAGAAGCCGCAGCCCCGCGCGCAGGGCCTCGCTGGCATTCTGGTAGCGCCCCGAGGCGACCAGGCGATCGACCAGCGCGGACTGGCTTTCGGTGAGGACGACGTTTCTCGTGGCCATGGCGAATTCTCCTTCATTGGCAATATATGCCAATTCAGAATCCAATTCCACCTCGACCTCACGAACGCCACCTCTCCACCACCAACCTCGGCACCTTGCCGGCCACCTTCTCCACATCCCGCGCCAGATCGAGCCGCTTGCGCACCCTGACCTGCGGCACCAGCAGGAAGATCGGCACGGTGGCGCGCCCGCGGCCGGTTTTCGAGCGCGACGCCACGCCCAGCGCCCGGCTGCTAAGCCGCCCGTCGGCCACCAGCATGGATGGCCCTCGGCGGCGATAGACGAAGCGCAACCGCATCCCCCGCCGCCTTTCCCATTCGCCCGGCGTCAGGCGCGCCCCGCCACGCCCCTTGCCGGCGGCGGGCAGCGGGATCGCCAGCCAGAAGCCCGCCTTCGAACGGATAAGCACGCCTCGGTCATGCGCGCCGACGATCTCGGGGGCGTTCGACCAGACAAATGCCGCCGCATCCAGGCTGTCGCCCTGCTTGGGATAGGTCCGGTTGCGGATGGTGCGCGGCAGGCGGTGGCCGAGACCGGCGCCGGTGATCTGCCGGCGCCAGGCCTGTTTCAGCTCACCCCCGGCCTGCGCCATCGCCGCCTTCACGGCACGCTCGCCGGCCTTCACCTCGGCCTGCAGCATGGCGACCAAGTCAGGCTCGAAGTCGACCTTGAGTTTCATCCGACCTCATTCATGGCATTCAGGCGGTGTCGCTCAGACCGAAGATGTCTATTGCCGCATGTGCGAACCGATACGGCTCGAGTTGAGGGAGCTGTGCCCTGGAAAGGTTCAGGCCGTATTCGGGCTTGC